ATGCAGAGGCAGATTGGCATTGCCCGACTGAAGCATGAAGCCGCGACCGGCCAGCAGCCGAAGCCAGCGGCCTATCCACTCACCGCCCAACAAATCGCCCTACGCGACTACCATAGCCAAATCAGCTTCGATGCTGAGATACGAGAGCATGACCCTCGCTATGCGCAGATTGACCCCGATCCGGCATATGACGCTCATCCGTTCCGCGACGGCTTCGCGGGTAAACTGTCAGACGACGAACTAGAAGAACTCGTCGGTTCGCGTATCGAGCGCACGCGCCTTGCAGGAAACACCGACGCCGTGAAGGGAACGCCGGAGTGGCGCGCATTGGCGCAGGCTTTATTTATCGCATCCTACGAGGCTGTTGCACGGCGCTACGAACGCAATGATGGCGATTTCAACGGCGAACCCTCTCACCCCATGCTTGTCGAAGCCGTGAGACGGGAGGAAAGCCAGCCTATAGCCTCGCCTTTTGCGGGCATAACCTTTGAGGACGTTATCAAGGAGCAGGAGCGACTAGCGTCCATCGGTCTCAGCCGTCCGAAGTCGGAAGCGACCTTAGAGAAGTATCGGAACGCGAAAGATGATTTTGAGACTTTCCGAAAAGATAAGGCCGTCGCGACGGTAACACTCGCAGAGGGCAGGGCGTGGCGTGATCACATGCTTGTCGATGGCAAGCTGTCCCGAAAGACCGTGCACGACAAAATCACCATCATCCGAACCCTGATGGGTGAGGCAAACAAGCAGGCCGAAAACCAGATGTTTCCACAAGGGGAGCCGTGGGCGGCTTTGGAGCTTCCGGTTGTCCAAAAGGGCGACAGTGCCGAACGGACCTATTCACTCAAAGATGCCCGTCATTTCCTCGAATTTGCCCGGAGTGCAACACGAGCAAGCTTTCGCTGGATACCGTGGATCATCGCCCATACCGGCGCACGGGTGAATGAAATCACAGTGCTGGAAAAACGCGATATCTTCGAAGTCGAAGGCTTCTGGTTCATTCATATCCGTGTTGGCGACGGGCGAAAGACAAAGACGCATAGGGCGCGAAAGGTGCCGGTGCATCCCGGATTGATCAAGGAAGGCTTCATCGAATGGGTGAAAGCACAACCAAACGGCAAGCTCTTTCCCGGCGGCAAGAATGAGGACCAGCGCTTGCGCGAGTGGATACATGAAAAGGTCTTCCCGAAGCGCACGGATTTGCCGCCACCAAACCACGGTTTCCGCCATCTTTTTGAAGACGCGCTAAGCGGTGGAGTGTCGGAAAGGGCTGCACTTTACATCATGGGTAGGTCTTCAGGGTCATCCGCTGACGACTATGGCGGCAGCGACGTGAAGCTTGTCGAGATCGCGAAACAGATGAAAACCGTGCGCGATATCATCACCTAGTATGAGCCATCATTTTTTCTGATTTAAAACCGATAATATATCAGTTTTTCTGAGGTTTCTTAACTTGTAGGGATTCACATTCGAATCCTATCGTGAGATAATATTCCTAAGTTTAATAGGAATGTTATCCAGATGGGTTTTTGGAGCGAAGTCAGAAACAAGATTGGAATAGGGGAGCGTAAAGCTTATCTCCTGTCCAATCCTGCTGTTTCAGAAATCTTCGGCGTTCGCTCTACTGCAAGCGGCGTAAGTGTCGGCGGTTTAGCTGCCCTCAACACTCCGGCTGTTCTTCAAGCTGTGCGCCTGATCTCGGAAACAATTGGTTCGCTGCCGGTGAAGCTCTACCGGGAACAGGCTGAAGCCAAGGAAATCGCGACCAAGCACACTGCTCATAAGATCGTCCACAAGCGTGCGAACGAATGGACGGGGGCAGGCGCAATTCGCACACAGCTTACATCCGACGCTCTGATCTACGGCAACGGCTTTGCCCGCGTTGTGCGATATCCCGATGGACGCCCGTTTGAGCTTATTCGGCTTCTGCCCGGCACCGTGTCCGTCATGGAAGACAGCCTTGGCGCAGCCCCGCCATTCTATCGCGTTTCCGAGAACGGCGGCTCCCGCGACTATCCGCACACCGAAATCCTCCATATTCCTTCTTTCCTCAATCGCTCCCCGATCTCGTTTGGCCGTGAAGCTATCGGCCTTGCATCCGTTCTGGAAAAGCATGGTGCAACGTTTTTCACCTCCGGCGCACGTCCAAATGCTATCATTTCCAATGAGAAGGCGCAGGGCGGGGAAGCTGGCGCAACTATCATTTCCAACATGCGCAAGAGCGTCCGGGAGTGGATGCGCGGCGGTTCAGCCGACCCTTTAATTCTTGACGGCGGCTGGAAATATGAAGCTCCGGCGCTCACTTCGACAGATAGCCAGTATGTCGAAAACCGCCTCGAACAGATCAACGAAGTTGCCCGTATCTTCGGCGTGCCACCGCACCTGCTTTTCCAGCTTGAGCGGGCGACGTGGTCCAACGCCGAACAGATGGGTGCAAGCTTCCTTCAGCTTTGCCTCCGGCCATGGCTCGACAAGTGGCAGGAAGCCCTTGCAACCGTCCTTCTGACCGAGCTTGAACAAAACGACCATTGGTTTGAATTTGTGGTCGATGACCTGATGCGCGCCGACATGGCATCGCGCACGGCCAACATTACGGCGCTCGTCACCAATCGCGTCATGTCGCCCAACGAAGCCCGCGCCATCCTCAATATGCCGCCGCTGCCCGGTGGTGACGAGTTGATCAATCCTCATACCACCTCCGGCGCAACGCCTGTTGCGGCCCCTGAAAAGGAACCCGCCAAATGACGGAACACCGCGCCTTCTTTGGCGACGGCGAAAAAGCCTTTGCCTTCCCGACCCGAGACCTGATTATCGAGCTTGAAACGAAAACCGGCCATGGTGTCGGTGCACTGTTTCGCCGTTTCCGCGATACGAGCTACAGCTTTACAGACGTTTCCGAGATCATCCGTCTTGGCTTGATCGGCGGCGGCACTGCTCCTGAAGAGGCGAACCGGCTCGTCTCGGTCTATGTCATTGGCAGGCCGCTGGCCGAAGTTTTCGCCGTTGCCGATGGCGTCATCACCACCCTGTTCTTCGGCGTTGAAGCCGTCAATGACGCAATCTCGCAGGTGGCAGAATGACAGCCGCTGCCAGCACCATCGAAACAGGCAACCTCGAAATCAAGGCCGATGTCTCGATTGACGACACCGGCACCGTGACCGGAATCGCTTGGCCGTTCGGCCAGCCTGACAGCTACGGCGATCTTATTGAGCCATCTGCCTTCAGCTTCGCCCCGCGTGTTCCGATGATCGTGGAGCATGAGCAAAAGAGCGTCGTCGGCGTCTGGGAGTCCTACTCTGTCACCGACAAGGGACTTGAGGTCAAAGGCCGTCTGTTCGTTGAAGGCATCGAACCTGCCCGGCAGGCCCGGCTTGCCCTTCAGCGTGGCACCATGTCCGGCCTGTCCATCGGATACCGCCTTCATGAAGCAAAGGCACGTCCGGCAGGTGGCCGCGTTCTGACGGCTCTCACAATCAATGAAATCTCCCTTTGCAAGCGGCCTGTCCATCCAGACGCTCGCATTACCGAGACAAAGTCTCACCCCCTCAACGTTGAACAGGAAAACCCCAAAATGGAAAATGCAGAGCAGAACAAGCCGGTGGCAAATGCCGATCCGGTTGTGAGCGCCGAAGAAATCAAGGCGCTCAAGGATGACATTGCGACGATGCAGGCCAAGCTTAACCGCCGCCCTGCCGCCGACAACAACAATCACCCCAAGGCTTCGAATGACAACGGCAACGAAGTCAAAGCCTTCTCGGATTTCGTTCGCACGGGTGATGCTTCCGAAGTGAAGGCACTCGCTTATGGCGGTTCCTCCACAGGTGGCATTCTCGCACCGGAAGCCGTTGCCACGACCATTCTCGAAAAGGTGGCCGAATACTCTCCGGTTCGCGGCCTTGCCCAGACCATCGCCATGTCCGGCCCGCTGCTTCAGCTTCCGCGCCTTGTCGATGAAGTCACCCCGGCACCCCGCGCCGAAACCGCCACCGCTGCCGAAGATGAGCCTTCGTTCGAACAGATCGACCTCAAGCCGTTCGAAATGGCCGTCAGTATTCCGGTCACTCGTATTCTGCTGGAAGACGCGCAGATCGACCTTGCCGCTTTCCTGTCCAATCACATTGCCCGCCGGTTCGGCCAGATCGAAGCGTCGTGGTTTGTCAACGGCAACGGCACGACGCAGGCAGAAGGCGTCCTGAAGTCTACTGACGTGGAAGAGGTCGCAGTTGCCACCGCCGCAGGCTTCAACGCCGAAAGCTTGATCGACCTCTATTATTTCATCAAGACGAGCTATTCTGTGAACGGTTCGTGGCTGATGAACCGCAAGACCATGAGCGTTGTTCGCAAGCTCAAGGATAGCGACGGAACCTATATCTGGCAGCCCGGTATCACCGCAGGTCAGCCTTCGCTGCTTTTGGGCCGCCCGGTTTATGAAGCCGTGGACGCGCCGGACATCGCAGCCGGTAAAACCCCGATCATCTTTGGCGATTTCGCCAGCGGCTACGCCATCGCTGATCGTGTCGGTTTCGACATCATCCGCGACGACATTACCGGCGCTGGTAACGGCGTGGTGAAGCTGCATGCACGCCGCCGTGTCGGTGGCCGCGTGATCATGGGCGAAGCCCTCGCCAAGCTCAAGATCACGGCCTAAGCCATGAGAAAGCAGCGCGCATCCTTCGAACAGGTGGAAATCAGTCATGGCGGTAACGCCGTGACCCTTCGCCCTTCGTTGCGCGCTGCTACCATCCTTGAAGAACGTTACGGCCTTCCGGCGCTTCATGCTGCCTTGGAAGACCTGAACTACACAATCATTTCCGAAATCATTCGGGCCTCCGAAATAAGCAGCGGCACCCCGAATGCAGCGGCTTTCCTGACTGCCGTGCAGCGAAAGCCGCTTTTCCCTTTCTTTCTGGCCGTGCGTGCACCGTTGTTCGAACTTGTGTCCATGCTGACGCCAGCACCGGAAAAGCGTGTGCAACCGTTGCACACGACCGGCAAGCAGGTGACGTGGGCCGAAGTGTTTGCAGCCCTCTATGACCGTGCCACTGGCTGGCTTGGCTGGACGCCTGAACAGGCTTGGAACGCCACACCTACCGAAATCGACCGAGCCTATAGAGCGCATCTTGAGAAGCTGAAAGCCATTCACGGCGGCGGTTCCGACGAGAAGGAAGCAGACCCCGAACAGGCAGAGCGCAACATTGCCGCTGGCCTTGATCCTGAATTTGACCGTGCAGGACTTCTGGCACTCAAATCTTCCGGGAGGCGCAAATGAGCAAGCCCCCACGGATTTGTGCATGTGGCGCCGTTGTTCCCCACGGCCAGCTTTGCGGGTGCCAGGAGAAGGCCAAGCGCGCACGCAACGCCCGCCATGATGCCCGCCGCCCTTCAGCAGCCCTTCGCGGTTATAACCATGAGTGGCGTAAAGCCCGTGGTGAATATCTGCGTGCACACCCCTCTTGCCGGATGTGCGGGAACCTCGCCACCGTTGTCGATCACGTCATTCCCCATCGTGGCGACAAGCGCCTCTTCTGGTTTCGCGGTAACTGGCAATCCCTTTGCACGCCGTGCCATAGCTCCACCAAACAGCGGCAGGAGCGCGGCCTGCAATGACGCCCGAAACCATCCTTGAACATGATGGCATCCAGCAACCCGTTATCGAATGGGCGCTGGATTACGGCATCACCCCGGCCATCATCATCGGGCGCCTTGAGCGTGGCCTGTCCATCGCAGACGCAATCACCACCCCTATGAAGATCGGCCATCAACACCAGCGCTTGCCGATCTTCAGTAATACACAGGTCAACGCCAAACATGAGGCCGTGGGGGAGAAGCACACTGCCAATGGTGAAACCAAAACGACAGCCGAATGGGCCGCTTATATCGGCGTGTCAAAACCGACACTCGACAAATGGCTCAGCAACCTCACCATCGAGCAAGCTATCGCACACGGCGAGAAGACCAAAACTACGCGGCCCAATGCCCTCCATACATATGAAGGCCAGAGCAAGACACTTACGGAGTGGGCCGCTTATATAGGTGTCGAAATCGGCACACTCTACGGTCGCCTTAGGACTATGACGCTTGCCGAAGCACTCGCAATGCCACCTGTGAAGGGCCGCGTCGCCAAGCTTCATACCATCAATGGTGAGAGCAAGACCTTTGCGGAATGGTGCGCTGTTCATGGCAGGGTTAAATCCACCGTCGCCAATCTCATGAAGCGCCGTGGCCTCACACTCGAAGAAGCCCTCATCGCACGCAAGCCCATCAATACCCCTCGGGGGGTGTCTGACAATTTCCATGCTGGTTTAGGGACCGGCGCGGGGAGGTTTGTTCAAGAAAATCCCGAAATAATCTTTCACAAGGAAGCAGCGGAATGACGGGCATCACCCACGATCTCGCAAAGCAGCACATGCGCATCGATCACCATGAGGAAGACGCGCTGATCATGCTCTACATTGAGGCAGCAGAGCAGTATGTCGCGAATTATATCGGCAGGTCGCTTGATGATTTCGACCCGTTTCCGTCTGATCTGAAAGTCGCGATCCTCCGGCTCGTGGCCTTTTATTATGAAGTCCGTAACGTCGCGACGTTCGGGATTTCCAGCCAGATCGCACCCCAGACCATCACCCAGACACTCGATAACTACCGGGAAAGTTGGTTCCACGATGGCGAATGACGGGCTGGACGATCTCATGAAAGCATTTGACCGGGTGAAAAAAGCTCCGCGTGATGCCGTGCTTAAAGCCCTGACGACCTCCGCAGAGTCGATTGCATCCACGCAGCGCGCCCTTGCGCCGGAAGATACAGGCGCGCTGAAAAACTCCATTGCCGTCACGTTGCCCGGCCAATCGACGCCGCCGTATTCGCAGCCCGGCGGCAACCGTGTTGCCGGTGACAACGAAGTCATCATCACGGTTGGAGACAGTGATACCCGATACCCGCATTTGGTTGAATACGGGACCGCCGCCGCCGATGCACAGCCCTTCTTTTGGCCGGGCTTCCGGCTTCAGCGAAAACGGGCGCAGCAACGCATTGACCGGGCAGGCCGAAAGGCAATCCGCCAAGCATGGGAAGGCACGACCAGCGAATGAGCATCGAACCAGTTCTCACCCTTCAGACCGCTATCCGCAACCGGCTGATCCACAAACCGGAAGTCACCGCGCTTGTGCCACCGACACATATCCGGGCAGGCAGCACGCGCCCCGACAAGACACCCTGCATTGTGATCGCAGACGGCAACACCGAACTGCATGGCAATGATTATCGCGCCCAGACCGCCGCGTGGGTGTATCTCGACCTGCATGTTTGGACACTGGACGCCGGACAAGATGCATCCAAAGAAATCGCCGCCGCCGTCAACGCTGCCCTGTCCAAATATAATTTGTCTGCCGAAATGGAGAGCGCAGGAGCCTATTGCGATCACTTCAAGGTCACGACCATCCGGCACCCACGCGACCCCGATCCTCAATACGGCCATTCCATCTTGTCGGTCGAAGCTCTGATCCGGTGGCTGAAATGATCAACGCGGGCAAAATGGATAGGCGCATTACCATCGAACGTCAGACCGAAATAGTGAAACCGTCCGGCGACGTGGTGAGAGCATGGGCTACCGTCGCCGTTGTTTGGGCTGAAATCATCCAGCAGTCAGCCACGGAGTTCTTCACGGGTTTTGGCGAAGCGGAAACCGGCAGCATCATTTTCCGTATCCGCTACATGCCGGGCATCACCACGGCAGATCGCGTTTCCTATAACGGCAACGCCTACGGCTTGAAGGAAATCAAGGAAATCGGCAGATACGAAGCCCTTGAGCTTCGCGGTGAGGTGCTGAAATGAGCATCCACAATCGCGGCGTCAAGCCTGCCATCCAGCGCGACAGCACCGCCCTGACGAAAATGCCGTCGCCGCCCAAACGCCTGTCACCGCAAGCGAAAGCCGAATGGCGGCGCGTGTTTCCGGTGCTGATCAAACGCGGCGTCGTCACGACCGGCGATCTTGCTGGCATCGAAAGCTATTGCACGGCAGTCGGCTTCGTCGCCCAGATCACAGAACAGATGGCTGGCATGGCCGTTCCCGACATGAAGCTTGGCGGTCTGCAAATCCGTTACATGCAGACGGCCCGCCAGCTTGCCAGCGAATATGGCCTCATGCCCGCCAGCCGTTCGCGCATTGGTGACGCTGGCCCCGCCGACGATGACGACGATAACCCCTTGGCGGTGGTGTAAATGGCAGGCACCTACCCGGATTGGGTTTTCGATAACAGTCCTATTGAAGACCCGTTCGGTTATGGGGAGCGTGCCGTGCGCTTCCTTCGCATGCTTCGCCATCCATCCAGCAGCGCGCCCAAACGCGCCTTTACGCTCACCCGCTGGCAAGAGCGCATCGTGCGACGCATCTATGGCCCACGCACGCCGGACGGCCAGATGATTGTGAAATCGGTTTTGCTTCTCATGCCACGCGGCAACCGGAAGACCACGCTTGCAGCCGCCCTCGCGCTGCTTCACACCATCGGCCCGGAAGCCGTGGCAGGTGGACAGGCGATCTTCGCGGCCAAAGACAGCGATCAAGCCAAGATCGCCTTCAATGAAGCCGCTGGCATCATCCGGGAGGATAAGCGGCTCGTCGCCGCGACGAAGATTTACGGCAGCAAAACCGGCAAGCGTCTGATCAATTGCGATGTGAAGAAGTCGAGCCTTGAGGTTCTGTCATCGGATGGCGGCAAGGCGCACGGCCTTTCCCCGACCTTTATTCTTGCCGACGAATTGCACGTTTGGAAGAACCGGGAACTTTGGGAAGCGCTCAAGAGCAGCCGCGTGAAAAAGCGGCCCCTCACCATCATCGTCAGCACGGCAGGCGCAGGCAACGAGAACCTGCTTTATGATGAGTATGTCAACGCCTGTAAGATTGCGACAGGTGAGAAATTCAATCCGTCATATCTGCCCATCTTGTTCATGGCCGACCCGGACGATGCATGGGACGACCCGGCGACATGGCATAAGGCAAACCCCGGCCTTGCTGACGGCTTCGTGTCGATTGAAGAATTTGAGAACCTTGTCACCGATGCCAGAGACAGGCCGCAGGAGCGGTTCGCCTTCCTGCAATACAACCTGAATATCTGGCAGGGCGCATCCCGCGAACCCTTGTTCGATATGGGCATCTATGACGAAGGCCACGACCCTAATTTCGATCTGGCAGAACTCGAAAGCCTGCCTTGTTACATCGGCGTGGACATGTCGGTTAATGGCGACCTGACGGCCATCGTTGCCGCTTGGAAGCACGGCGATGGCCGTATTTTCACTCACCCGTGGTTCTTCGTTCCCGGTGACGACCTCAAGGCCAGAGCCGTGAAGGACGCCGTGCCTTATGAGCAATGGAAGGCAGACGGCCATGTGATTGCCGTTGATGGCCCCATCATCGAACCGGAAGCGGTTGAGCAACATATCCGCGACCTTTGCGCCACGTTTGACGTGCGCGAGATCGCCTTCGACCCGTATCTTGCCCGCAAGACCATGCAGCGTCTTCACGATGACGGCTTGCCAGCTATCGAAATGCGACAGGCGCCGCTCACCATGGGACCGGCGATTGGCGACCTTGAGCGCACCGTTAACGGGCGCATGATCCGCCACAACGCCCATCCGGTGCTTCGCCATCATTTTGATTCCGTTGTCGCCAGCCGTGGGGATACCGGCCTTGTTCGCATGCACAAGGACAAACGCGCAGATCGCATTGACGGTGCTGTTGCTGCCGCCATGGCCGTGTCCCGCGCCGTCCAGAGCAATAACACCCGGTCAATCTATGACCTTCCCGAAGATGATTTTGACCGGCTCATGCAGGCCGCAGCATAGGAGTTTTGAAAATGGCAGATGAAGGCCAGCAGCTTTTGATCACTTTGGCGGCTCGTTTCGATAAATACGAACGCGACCTGACACGACAGCAACAGCGTTCCCGAACCGGCTTTAAACAGATGCAGACCGACGCCGAAAAGGCTGGTTCCGGTATTGAACGCGCAATGGGTAACGCCATGAAGACGGTTGGTGCTTTCGGCAAGGGCTTGGCCGGTGGCCTCATCGGCGGGCTTGCCATCGGTGGGCTTGATACGATGATCGGGCGCGTTGCTGATATCACGAAAGGCATTGCGAGCATCGGCAGTGAGGCGAAGCGTGCCGGTTTGTCCAATCGCGCTTTCCAAGAACTTGCCTATGTCGCGGAACAGGCGCGCATTCCCGTTGACGCACTGACGGACGGCATGAAGGAGCTTTCGCTCCGGGCAGATGAATTTATCTATACCGGCAAGGGGTCTGCTGCCGAAGCGTTTCAGCGGCTGGGCTTCAGCGCCAGCGACCTCAAGGAAAAACTCAAAGACCCTTCCGCCCTGCTTGTCGAAATCATCGGGCGATTGCAGCAACTCGACAGGGCGGCGCAAATCCGCATCGCTGACGAACTGTTCGGCGGAACCGGGGGTGAGCGCTTCGTTGAACTTCTGTCCCGTGGCGCTGACGGCATCCGGGAAACCATTGCGGAAGCACACAAGCTGGGCGCGGTGATGAGCGACGAAATGATCGCCCGTGCCGATGAACTGGACCGGAAGTTTAACAAGATCGGCACCACCGTCAGCACCTTCACCAAACAGGCCGTTGTCGGCCTTGTCGGTGCGATGGACGATTTTCTCGACAGATGGAACATTATCGAAGAACAGTCGAACCGCAACGTGCAGCGTGGCCTGACGGCGGTTTACGAAGACCTTCAGGAAGCTAAAGCTGTTCTGGCCGATCTTCAGTCACAGGCATTGCTTGATCCCGATGACCCGATCACTGGCCAGAATATTGACAGGCAGAAACAGAAGATCGAAGAACTCACCACGGAAGCCATGCGCTTGCGTGACGTTCTCGACCGCCGGAACGGTTACGCTGAAGGCTTCATTTTCAAAACCGGCGAGGAAGCGGCGGGTGCAAAGCCGCCGATCACTGATCTTAACGCTGCCATGTCCGGCACCGACAGCGCCGCCGCGAAGGCGACCGCCAATATCAAGAGCTTTGCCGATGCGATCCGCTCTCTCAAGGGTGAAGTGCCGGAACTGGCGAAAGAACTCCAGAACCTCGACAAGAAAGCCCAGATCGAAGCCGTTTATCAGGCGGCGCTTTCCAAGGCGCAAGGTGGCCGCGAAGTGGCCTTGGCTAACGAAATGCGCGGCAAGGCGCTTTCGTCGCTCAATATCAAATCCGCGACCGACGATCCGGCTAGCTATCTTTCTTCCGTTCTGGCATCTGGCAAGAACGCTTCGCATGTCAGCGGCATGCAGGCGAATTTTCAAAAAAACCTTGCCGCCATGATCGCCAGCATGCCGAAGGAATTGCAGGGCAGCGTCACGGTCAATTCCGGTTTCCGTTCGGTGGAGCGCCAGCAGCAGCTTTGGCTTGAAGCCCTGAAAAAATATGGCTCCCCTGAAGCCGCCCGGAAGTGGGTTGCACCGCCCGGTAACAGCCAGCACAACAAGGGCAACGCCGCCGACCTCGGTTATGGTTCCGACGCTGCCCGCAAATGGGTGCATGCGAACGCCAGTAACTTCGGCCTGTCTTTCCCTATGAGCCATGAGCCTTGGCATGTGGAGGATAGTTCCGCCCGTTCCAAGGATACCGCCGCCGAAATCGAGCGATTGACGCAGGCGGCTACCCGGCAGGCGGACGCCTATAGTCAGATCACAGCGGGCGCAAAGGAATACACCGACTCACAGCGCGCCGAACAGCAAGCGCTTGGCATGACCGAGCAAGCGGCAGCGGCGCTCCGATATGAGCAGCAGATGCTGGCCGAAGCGCAGCGCGCAGGCATCGCCTTGTCACCACAGCAGCGGTCTGAAATCGCTCAGCTTGCGGCGGGAATGGCCGCAGCCGAAACCAGCACCGAAGCCCTTCGATTGAAGCAGGAACAGCTTTCCGAAGCCGGGAATTTCTTTGGCGGACAAATGGTGGACGCGCTCTCCGGCATCATCACCGGCACCACGACATGGCAGCAGGCACTTCAAGGCATCTTGCAGTCGCTCGTCAAAGTCGGCCTGCAAGCCGCGCTTCTCGGAACCGGCCCTCTTGCCGGTCTGTTCGGCGGCTCCGGTGGTAGTTCGTCCGGTGGCATGGGTGGCATTCTTGGCGGTCTTCTCGGTGGCTTGTTTGGCTTTGAGAGAGGCGGCTACACCGGCGACGGCGGCAAGAGTGAACCGGCTGGCGTGGTTCACAAAGGCGAGTATGTCTTGAGCAAACGCGCCGTTGAACGTCTCGGCGTCCAGAACCTCGACAGGATGCACCGTGGAGCGCTCAAGGGCTTTGAGAGCGGTGGTTATGTTGCAGATAGGCCGACGCTTTCAGCAGGCTTCTCCGGTGGTGGGAACGCAGCCCCGGTTCAAGCGATCTCGATTTCCGCACCTGTGACGGTTAATGGTAGCTCTGGTTCACCCGAGCAGAACCAAGACCTTGCAAAGCGCATGGCTCGCGAAATGGAGTCAACGATGCGTGGCGTGGTTGCTGACGAAATGATGAAGCAAACGAGACCCGGCAATTTCGCTAACAGCCGGAGCCGCTGACAACGCGGCCAAAATAAAAGGGGAAGCGGCTCGTCGGCGGCTTCCCCTGTAGCGTTTAGCTGCCGTCGCTTGCAGCAGGAGAAATATACGCATTCCACGTATTTAAATCAACAATTTCATTGATTTATTTGATTTTCACCACGCGATTCCTTGAATGATTCTCTGGCCAGTGTTATATTAGTGCATCTAACGCATTCAATGCACTGAAACAGGAGTTATCGCATTGGCTACAGCAGCAATCCGCCTTCCCGAAGAACGCGCCGAACAGGCGCGACAACTCGCAGCCCATAAGGGTGTCACGGTTGCCGATCTCGTCGGCGGTCTCATCACCGATGAAATCAAGCGCCTTGGACTCGGCCATCAGATCGGCCTTGGCGATATCGACATCGCCAATCTTGAAGATGGCACCATCCATCTTGATTACGGCGCTGGCGTCCACATCTGGACTCCGGAGCAGACGCTGGATATCGCGCAGGCCATCGAAAACGCGCTTGCCCGGAAGGGTAGCAAGTTGGACGTGGATGCTGAAATCGAGGTAGCGCGTGTCGGCGTTTCGGTCCGGCTGAAGAATCTCAACACCGGACACGAGCGCACGTTCGCGTCGTCTGTTGCCCGCGAATTGGTGGCGCTCTTGCGCCATTACGCCCAAAACTAAAACCACCTGCCGTCGCTCGTATCAACATTTGAGGCTCGTCGCCCTTGTCCAACACTCCCCGATATTCCGGCCAGTCACCGCTGCTTCGTCGCCTCGTCAATGACGTTCCGGCTGACGGGCAGGCGTGCAAAATTGGTTCAAACCGGCCTGACAAAAATCGGTCTAAAAGCGTTGTGAAACATGACGTTAATGGGGGTGTCCCGGATACTTGTGCAGTAGCGCAACAACACACCCCTACTAGCACCCCTTATACCCCTGCTATTACCACCCCTACCACTCCCCTTAAAAGCACCTCTACCAACACGCCCGTTACCTTTAAAACCACCCCTAAGAAGACATCCAAACCCCATCGGTCAAAAGCCCTGCAAGCGTCCGTCGCTCGTATGGGTGATATCGGAAGCAAGCCGTGGCGCACTCTTTGGCAGCATGAAAAGCTTGCCCGGTCCTTTGAAGCTGCTGGTCGTCAGAACGGCCAGACCTTTACCCTCAACCTCGATCCGGCCCGCGAAAAGCTTTTGCTTAGCCGTCGCGATCCGGCTGACGATCTTCGCCGCCGTATTTCCAGAGAATTGAAATCTACCCTTGGTTATCTCCCGGCTTACGGGTTTACCTTTGAAGTTTCACCGTCCGGCAAGCTTCACGTTCATGGTGTTCTTATTCTCAAGTCTTCCTCCGACGCCGGCATGAAACTCGTCCGGGAGGCATTGGCTAGGGCAGGTGGTAGGATGATGGGTAAAGCGGCCCCACGGCAGGTCGCGTTCGCCAAGATCGAAGACGGCTTTGGATGGGCAGCGTATTGCCAAAAGGCTTTTGATACCGCCTGCAATTGGCTTGGCACCAATAAGGTGTCTTACCTTTCGACTGATCTTCTCCGGTTAGCAAAAGGCTAGGCCGTAGCGCCACATATCGACTCACTGACGGGCGCTAGGGTGTGGGTAAGTGGTGGACGGCCAAAATCGACAAACGCTCCCGGTGGACTCTTATAAGCCAATTTTGCCGTCATCTGTTTATTTCTACTTTTCTGAGAACGAGTGTTGACTTCATCGCCTTAATTTAACATATATCTGTTAAATGTTGAATTGAGGTGCCTGATGGCCAAGACTCCGGCGGAATACCAGCGCGCATACCGGGAACGGAAAAAAGCGCAAGAGAAAGCAGAGCGGCCAGTGCTTAGGCCGATGCTTGATCCGCTCCAATCCGCCCCAACGCGATCCTTTGCGGACTTTTACAGGGAGCGCCAAAGCACGATCCTGTTCCCGGAAAGCCTCGAATGGGTCGGAGTTGAAACTATGGGAGATTTGGCCAACGAACCACCGAAGCTCGAAAAAGCTGACCTGTGGAAAGAGCAGGGGATTGAGGTGAATTCCCTCGCAGTTGCCGCAGCGAGGATGGAGGTCTTTATTGACGCCGCTAAGGAACTGGCGGAACTCATCAATGCCTACAAGCTCGAAGAGATTGACCGACAGATGCAAAATGCATCGCCGGTTAAAAAGGGGCAACTCGAAGCCCTCAAAAAAAGGCTGGCGAAGAAGACCAGCCATTTCTTCCCCGTCATCGAGTAGCGATGACAGGAAACCGGGACGGCGAGCGCGGCCTAGGAAACTGAACATCGCCGTTCCCGGTCATATCAATCGCAAACCCCGAGAAAGGAATCCGCG